CTTGGTTTTGCTTATTTTTCTGCGTCAAAGTTACTGATGGATGAAGAGTTCTTTATGCGGATAGACGCGCATACAAGAATGAAAAAAAACTGGGATTCAACTTTGGTCAGTTATTTTAGCAAAATAGAGACGGACACAGGTAGTTCAAAAATTGTAATAACTCAGTTAACTGGTGGATTTTATAAACAAGACATGAATCTAGCAGGTTTTATAAAACATGAAGATAAAGATGAATGGTTTCATGAAGGACAGCCACCAAATACAAGTGAATTTATGAATGGCAACTTAAGGCAGTTAAAAGAATACGCCCTAAATATTGAGCATCATCCGAATAATAATTATGAATGGGATGATATCTCGTTGGCGAATGGCTACAAGGAAATTCATGGTGTTTCTGGAGCATTCCATTTTGGCGCAAGTCAATTTTTGACTGATTGCAGTCCTGATCCAAGAGTATTTTTTTGGGGAGAAGAACATACCTTCGCTATGCGTGCATGGACTCGTGGTTATAGGCTTTATGCAATAGATGTGAACACACAGTTCACTGCGGGTAAAACAGAGGAATATCTAGAAACGGTTGGTATTGATGACTGGCGAAATTTTTGGAAATCATATAGGGGGTTTACGGTTAGATATGAATCGGGATCTGTGTCAGCGAGTTTTCCAACACATAGCGATCCCGACAACCCAGTTATTGAAATACTTTCAGGTAGGGAACTTGGTTTTTATGGAGCAAAAGATGAACAGTCATATGCCGATTGGATGAAAAAACTCGGTATAGCCTAAATGTTTCAAGTTATTTTGTGATTAACAAAAAATCTGCCCCACAGAAACTGATTGTTTCTATTGATAAACAAGGCGCATGGGGTGAAGTTTCCTATTATCACAAACTTGAATGTGGTCATGTTGAAGTCCGAAAAAGGGCATCATCAGCGCCAAGGATTGCTTGTACTTGGTGCGTGATCGGTGAAGAAAAAGGCAGAGAACTTAAAGCGCTGACTATAGTTCAGCCACCGACCCTTGAAGAGGTCTGGGACTTTTATGATGAGACTACATCGGAGGAAGTTGATGTTGCAAAACTTCGGGCAGGGGTGGCGAACGCCGTAGGTTGTGCACAGGAAAGTGTTGAGGTGGTTTCCATCGTTGACGAAGAGAACATTCTGCGTGTCAGTTATGTTACAGTTTTTCTTGATTTTGAGACAGCAAAAAGAATTGCGGATAAGAGTAGGAATACCTAACCGACTGCTGATTTTGCTTGTATCCTGATGCAAGTTATACATAGTTTGCGAGGGGCAACATGATTGATGCAAGCAATATAGAAAATTTTTTTGATACGGAAAAAGCAAATTGCAGGGGTAAGAACATTGTTATGTTTTATCCCAACCACTCGCCGACTGATCGTCTTGGTAGAGAAAATGCCGCTAATGCCATACAGATTTGTTCGGAATGCGAAGTCCTAGAAGGATGTTTGGATTATGCTTTGCATTATGAGCCGCTCGGGTTTTGGGGTGGGAAGACTGAAGTTGAAAGAGAAGTTTTGAGAAGAGTTAGAGGTATAAAACTGCCACCAGAGCGTCAACCGTCTGACTCTATTCGTCGTTCTTCTAGGCGTGGTTTCATAAATAGCCAAGTTAGAAAGAGTTTGAGTTCCATAAAAAATGAGCAATAGTCACCTTCCGCATGTAGATAATTTTTTGTCTCGCTTGAAAGGTGTTCGTCCAACAAACAATGGGTGGGATGCAAGGTGCCCATGTCGCAATGACGATGAGAATCCTTCTCTTTCGGTAGGTATCGGCGCAGAAGACAAGGTTTTGGTTTCTTGTCATCGTGGCGAGGGTTGCTCGGTTGTGGAGATTTGTCAGTCTGTTGGTTTGAAAGTTGTGGACTTGTATCCACCACAAAAAGAGGAACGAAAACTCACCCTTATTGCAACATACGACTACCGTGACGAAAACGGAATTTTGCTTTTTCAGAAACAGCGTTTCACTGATCAAAGCGGTAAGAAAACTTTTAGACAGAGGCGACCTGATCCAAGCGGGAACGGCAAATGGATTTTTTCTTTAGATAACACACCGAAAATTCTTTATCGTCTCCCACAAGTTCTTGAAGCAAAACGCAACGGTGAAGTAATTTGGTTGGTTGAGGGTGAGAAAGACGCTGACGCAGTTTTTGCTCAAGGCATGGTTGCTACAACCCCACCAAACGGTGCGGGTAAATGGCTTGACATTCATTCCCGTGCGCTTGAGGGTGCAACGGTTTTTATTGTTGCCGACAATGATGAAGTAGGTAGGGAGCACGCGATCAGTGTTGGTGATGTTCTCGCTAAGCATGGATGTGTTATCAGTTCATTCGTCCCACCTAATGGTTTCAAAGATGTTTCAGACATGATTAACGCTGGCAAGTCTCTTAATGATTTGCTTGAGTTGGATAGAACAGAACCGTCGGGAGAAGTAACTGTCCACGATGATGAAGAACAAGAAATTGAGGCAGTAGTTCAGGCAACTTCGCCGATTGAATCTTTAACCGAGCAACTTGTAAAAGTTTTAGCAAATGAAGATTTGAGTGAGTCAACAAGAATTAATAGAGCATCAATGCTTGTTAACTCTTTTGGCGTGGAAGATAGAAGCGACAAGGGGCGACTTGTCAATTGGGCGCAACTCGTCCTTGAAGACGTTGATGATTCTTATGATTGGGTTATCCCAAATGTTTTGGAACGCGGAGAGCGTGTAATTGTTGTTGCCGCTGAAGGTGTTGGTAAAACAATGCTTGCGAGACAGATCGCTATCTGTAGTGCGTATGGGATACATCCTTTTACCATGTCTCGGATGAAGCCGATCAGAACTTTAACGATTGACTTGGAAAACCCTGAAAAGATTATTAAGCGAACATCAGCCAGCATCCATGGAGCGGCAAGACATCTTGGATATTTGGATGGTGAGCCTGATTGCCACATCTTGATGAAACCATCGGGTGTTGACCTGATGCGACCAGCCGACAAAGCGTTTATAGAGCAAACTGTGGAAAGAATACGACCTGATTTACTTCTGCTCGGTCCGATCTACAAGTCATTTATTGATCCCGGTGGCAGGACATCCGAAGCGATCACGGTTGAGATTGCTAAATACTTTGACATGTTGAGGGACTATTACAACTGTGCTCTTTGGCTAGAACATCACGCTCCGTTGGGCACATCTACGACAAGCCGTGATCTACGCCCATTTGGTTCTGCTGTTTGGTCACGCTGGCCGGAGTTTGGCTTGTCTTTGACGCCAGACCCTACTGCTGTTGGTGACTATGTTTATGATGTCCGCCATTTTAGAGGTGCGCGAGATCTGAGAGAGTTTCCAACTAAGATGAGAAGAGGGAAAGTCTTCCCGTTTGAAGTTATGGAATTCATGAAGGTTTGAAATGGCTGAAAAGGGTTTAACTAGAGAGTTTCTCGCTGAACGCGATTTGCGTATTTTCAAGATGAGGCAGGCTGGTATCCCTATCGCCGAAATTGCTAGACGGTTTGGAATTGGGTCTACCAATGTTTCCCATTCAATTCGTAGGCAGTTGGGCAAGTTGAACCAAGAGGCTTTGCTTGCTTACCCTGAAGTTTTGCAAATGGAACTTGAGCGTTTGGATGCTTTGCAGTCCGCAATCTGGCCGATGACGCAACACAGAAAACAAAAAATGGATGACGGCACAGAGGTTGCTATTGAACCCGACATTAAGGCTGTTTCAACGGTTCTTTCAATCATTGATCGTCGTGCGAAGTTGCTTGGTATGGAGCAAACTAATGTCAATGTGCAGATGGATGTGAGGGATGCTTCCCCTCTTCGCGCTGTACTTGCTGGTGCTCCCGGAGTTCTTAGCGCTGAGAAGTTTGATTCTGAAGCAGAGGGCAAGAAACTTCTTGCACTTATGGCTGATGCAGGGATCCTTCCAAAAGAGCAGATCAGGGAACTATTGAATGATTTCCCTGCTCTTGAAGATGGCGACGATATTCAGGATGCTGAGATAGTTGATGCTGAGGACGATGCCGTATCACAAAAAGAGATTGACACCATCTAATTTCGTAAAACGATAGTTTCTTGCAGTTGATCGCTTGCAGAGATGGCATCATGTATCCCTATGATTATTGCAATTCTTATCACAACGGCGATCGTTGTATCAACCCACTCATTCCTAATGCATTCTGTTGACAGATTTGACCGCTACGGCGACAGCGGCGGTTCATTCCGTGAATGGACAGAATTTGAAAAACAGAAAAATCCTTCAAATTTCTAATTACCTTTTTCTGTCGTAGTAATACCCCAAGTTTTTCCATTGTTTAACGCTTGGGTCATCAAGCAATGAGGTCATGTTCTTTTCGTATCCTTCGTCAACTGCACCTTCATATTGCTTTGAGTTGCTGTAGTGACCAATAACGGCTTTCCTTGTCGCATTTTTGTCAGCAGACACTAGGGCGCGATGAAAGAGATTGCCATGCCAAATCAACAGGTCGCCTTTTTGAGCAAGGAAAGTAAAATGCTCTACTTCTTTATGCTCTTCAACTTGTTTTTCAAGTTCATAGTTTAACCACCGTCCATCAATCACTTCCCCGCTATTTTCTCCAAAATAAGCCGCATGCTTATCAAAAACCCATTTATGTGATTTGGGTATCAGTTGAAATGGTCCTGTTTCGTACAAAACATTTTCTACCGCAACCCAAGCACCTATGTAGTTGTTGAAGGCGACGGGGTTTGAATGTATTGAATCCTGATGCCAATTTTTTTGGCTACTCATAGACCATG